CTAGGCAGAATTGTTGACGCAATTCCTTCTGCTCTTTACGGAAAAGAAGATTTATACTTATACGTTTCACAGAATATTGCTCGTGCTTATGTTCGTGCTTTAGGAGGATTTGCGGCGGCAGGAGTTGGTGCAAATGGTGTAAACAATGAAGGTACACAATGGTGGAACAACGGAGCATTAACATTTGACGGTGTCAAAATATTTGTTGCTCAAGGATTGCCTGATGACCATGCGGTTGCGGCTGAGAAGACCAACCTATACTTCGGCACGGGATTGATGTCAGATATGAACCTTGTAAAGGTTTTAGACATGGGCGATCTTGACGGATCGCAGAATGTGAGAGTAATCATGCGATTTACTGCCGCAGTACAATACGGCATATCAACTGATTGCGTTCTTTATTCTTAATTTATAACCTAAAGAGGGCATTTAGGGATCAAACCCTGCTTGCCCTTTTTTTAAACAAAAAAGATTATGGCATGTTTATTAACAAAAGGCAGAAAGCTACCTTGTAAATCAGCTTTTGGCGGGATTAAAGCCGCTTATTTTATAAACTTTAACGGAACGGGAACGGGTCTTGGAACGGTAACATTTGATGCTGATGGGCAAATTGATACGGCTTCCCTTTCTGGATCAATGGAAGTTTATCAGTATGACGTGAAGGGTGCTTCTTCATTGGAGACAACAATCACAAGTTCAAGGGATACGGGAACGACTTTTTATACTCAGACTTTAAGTTTGACTTTCACTTATCTGGATAAAGCGACTCAGCAGGAAATTCAATTATTGGCTCAATCTAGACCACAAGTTGCGGTTGAAGATTATTACGGGAACATATTTCTTGTAGGGTTGGAAAATGGAGCAGAATGCACGGGGGGAACTATTGCCACGGGAACGGCGGCAGGAGACCTTTCAGGATTCACTTTAACAATGGAAGGAATTGAAGAGACGGCTGCACCTTGGATATTATCAACAATAATTACGGGAGCGACTCAAGCAACTCAAATTGATCCAACGGCTTAAATTTAGTTTTGGTTAATTAATGGAAGCAGTCTTCGAGGGGGGACTGCTTTTTTTCTTTCATTTTCAAAAATATCAATGAAATTACGTTATACTATTAGATGATAATACTAAGAACCTCCGCAACTGCTCAAACGCTTACCGTAATTCCTAGAGAATACGTCACAACTTTTAGCATGGACATTCGTGATGATAGTACAAACGTCACTACTATTTATGAAATAACAACGGCAACAACGGTAGGAAATTACCTAGTATTTAATAATACCTTTAACCCTATTTTAGTTGAAGGTCATTTTTACGATCTTAGATTGTACATTGACTATAATATCTGGAATACAAACTTTAATCTTTGGGAAGCAGAAAACACTAAATGGAACGAAACTAATACCTTTGTTTCTGAAATATTCTCAGATCGCATCTTTTGTACAGATCAAACCATTGATCAAACGAAGAATGAGTACTACGAACTTAACGAGGGGCAGTATACTTATAACAATTCCTACAACAATGACTATATTGTAACATCATGAAAAGGAACAAAAAAAGCACATTACCAAATATCTCAGTAAAACAGAATAAAAATGAAACTGAGATTGGAGTAATCAACTTAAGCACATATACTAGTCCAGAAGTTAAGGAGGTCGCAAACAAGGATTGGGTATCTTATGGAGAAGATAATAACTATTTTCAATTCTTAATAGATAGATACAATGGTAGTCCGACAAATAATGCGGCTATTAATGGGATCAGTCAAGCGATTTATGGCAAAGGATTAAATGCTACGGATGCGGCAAGAAAACCAGAGCAATATGCTCAGATGGTTTCTTTACTTCACAAGGATTGTGTGCGTAAAGTTTGCTATGATTTGAAACTAATGGGTCAAGCGGCAATGCAAGTAATCTATTCAAAGGACAGAAAGCAGATTGCTAAAATAGAACATTTTCCAATTGAGACTTTAAGAGCAGAAAAGGCAAATGATGACGGAGAAATACCTGCATATTACTATTTCAAGGATTGGACTGAAATCAAACCAAGCGATAAGCCTTTAAGAATCCCTGCTTATGGAATGTCAAATGAGGCAATTGAAATTTATTACATCAAACCTTATCGTGCAGGATTTTATTACTATTCACCCGTTGATTACCAAGGCGGTTTGCAATATTGTGAACTAGAAGAAGAGATCAGTAACTACCATTTAAACAATATCATGAACGGACTGAGTCCGTCAATGCTTATTAACTTTAATAATGGAACTCCAAATCAACAAGAAAGGGAATTAATTGAGCAAAGGATTGCATCTAAATTCTCAGGCAGTTCAAACGCAGGAAAGTTTATCCTGGCATTTAACGATAACAAGGATGCTCAAGCTGAAATAACACCAGTACAACTATCAGATGCGCATAACCAATACCAATTTCTTTCAGATGAAAGTGCAAAGAAGATAATGGTTGCGCATCGGATTGTTTCCCCTATGCTTTTGGGTATAAAAGACAACTCAGGATTAGGGAACAATGCAGAGGAAATAAAGACCGCAAGTCTATTAATGGATAATACGGTCATCCGACCATTTCAAGAGTTGCTAATCGATTGTTTTGATACTCTGCTATCCTACAATGGTATCTCATTGAACTTATACTTTACAACTTTGCAACCTTTAGAGTTTACAGAGGTTGATAAATCACTTCAAGATAAAGAAGAGATTGAAGAAGAAACGGGAGTCAAGATGAGCAGAGAGATAAGCGGTCAAATTGCTTATGATACTATTGAAGAAGCTGAAAGTATGGCTGAACAAATGGGATGCAAAGGACATCATGAGCATGAAATTGAAGGGACAATTTACTATATGCCTTGTGAATCTCATACAGATTTAAAAGCGCCTTGTTGGGATGGATACGAGCAGATAGGATTCAAGGACAAGAATGGAAAAAAAGTACCTAATTGTGTCCCAATTGAGGCGAGTAAACAAGATTTATCATCTCAAGACTTAGATGAATTTCTTTCTTTGGGAGAGGATGAAGAAGATTTTTTAGGCAAATATGATTTGATTGACGTGTCAGAAGTTGACTACGAAAAAGATCACGAATTTGATGAGAAAATAACCGAATTAAATAGACCTGAAATATCAACATTACAGAAGGTAATTAACCTAGTAAGTACGGGAGATGCATATAAGAATAGAAAATCAGATCAAGACGGGAAAAGTAAACAAGACCCATCGTTGAAATTTCTGGTCAGATATCAATATGCTCCTTTAAAGACACAAGCAGAGACAAGAGATTTCTGCAAAGCGATGGTAAGAGCAAAAAAGATATACCGAAAAGAGGATATTCTTGCTTTAAGCAATAAAGTAGTCAATAAAGGATTTGGCAAAGGAGGCTCTAGCAAGTATTCTATCTGGCTTTATAAAGGAGGAGCGAGATGTTACCATAAATGGTTCAGGAAAACCTACGTTTTAAAAGAGGATCGCAATTTAAATAAAGAAGGCATCAAGAAAAAAGATGAAATAACAAGCACAAAAGCAAAGTCTTTGGGATTTAGAGCGCCAATCAACGATCAATTAGTACCCGTTGCTCCTAGAGATATGCAGTTTGAGGGATATACAAAAGCATATTGGGACAAGATGGGATTTACAAACACGGCAAATTAAAGTTATGGCAACAGCATTATTCATAAATAGGACAGACCTTGTCAGAAACTCAATACTTGATGGCAATGTTGATACGGACAAATTTATTCAGTTCATAAAAACGGCTCAAGTGGTGACTATTCAGCAGTACATGGGGACTAAATTGTACGATAGAATTGCTGATTTAATTTCAACGGGAGACATTGATCTTCCTGCAAATGCCGCATATAAAACCTTGCTAACAGAGTATATTCAGCCGATGCTTATCTGGTACTCTCAGGTGGATTACGTTCCTTTTGCGGCTTATCAAATACGAAACGGAGGCATTTATAAGCATTCATCTGAGAACTCAGAAACGGTTTCAAAGGATGAGGTTGACTTTTTAGTAGAAAAATGCAGGACTCAGGCAGATTGGTATTCCAGAAGATTTATTGATTTTATGGCTTTTAATCAGCAGACATATCCAGAGTATACTTTAAATACAAATGATGATTTATACCCTAGTTATGATGCAGTTAACAACGGTTGGGTATTATGAAGAAAATAAAGATCAAGGATAAAAACGCAGAAAAACTTAGAATTTTCTTGCTTAAAATTGAAGAGATAAAAAAAGAAAAAAATGGCAACTCTATTTAATACCAGAATAGCAGACACCTATCAAGGACTGCTCAAGACGATTGACACCGCAGTAATTGGCGCAACATTAACTCAAATTAGTGATGGGTCAGGAAATGGAACGGGAGTTTTTCTAAACAACGCAGGGGATTTAGAAGCCACGGGCATCGTTTCATTTGGCTCATTAAAGGATATCGGAGAAAATATAACCATTACAAAGTTTGTTGATGCGGCTGATGGCTTAATTAATAATGATAATGACACCACAATCCCAACGAGTGCGGCTATTATAGATTACGTTGCAGGGCAGATCACTCTTTCTGACCTTGATTTTAGCGGAGACGGTGGTTCTACGGGATCGGTTGATTTAGATAGTCAAGTTTTTAGCATTTTAGGAACATCAAACGAGATTACAACAAGCGGAAGCGGTCAGACTTTGACTATAGGTTTGCCTAGTAGCGTCACTATTTCAGGAACACTAACGGCAACAACTTTCTCAGGTGACTTAAATGGCACGATTAACACGGCTACAACTGCAGTTACTCAGCCATTGGGTGACAATTCTACAAAAGTCGCAACGACTGCCTTTGTTGATCGAGTCATAACTGCTCAAGATTTAGACTTTCAAGGCACAACGGGAAGCGGATCGGTTGATTTAGATTCTGAAACCTTTATAATTCAAGGAACAACAAATGAAATAACAACTGCGGCAACGGGTCAAGTTTTGACGGTTGGTTTACCTAGTTCAATTACAACTGATTTAGTCGGAAACGTAACGGGAAATGTCACGGGTAATTTAACGGGAGACGTTACGGGTAATCTAACGGGGAACACAAATGGAATCCACACGGGAAACGTGGTGGGAGATGTCACGGGTGACCTAACGGGCAACGTAACGGGTAATGTAGTAGGTGACTTGACGGGTAACACAACGGGATTACACACGGGCAATGTTATTGGTAATGTTACGGGCGATCTATCAGGCAACGTAGTCGGAAACGTCACGGGAGA